ATGGTTGAAGGGGACACGTACTTTTTGGCCAAAAAGTACGTGTCCGCATTTATCCAGCAAGCGGAGGTCCAGCCCCGCCGGCCCGGCAGATTGGCGCGCGCACGCCCGCCCCTCTTTCTGCCCCCCAATTGGTGGAAAGCGGACGGTCGGCTAATGCTGAGCGCGAAGTTCGCCGATGATCAAAAATCCGCCTTCAAGAACGAAATGACAGTAGCCAAAAGAGCCGGGCGGGAGAGTCTCGCAGGCTCCCACAAGCCCGGCCGCAGTCACCACCCTCGGCTCGCTGGGCTGTGATGCGAGAGTCGAATTGTCCGCGTAGAGGCCTATCTGCACCCCGGTCCTGCGGACTGAGGCCAAACGCGCCGCCTCGTACGATTGATAGATCGCCCGCCCTTTTCTCCATCCCTGTACGGCCACGCATTCGCCGCGCAAATTGGCATAGTCCCGGGCCAACCGAGCCAGGTCAATTCTCCTTGCCAATCCAACATTGCAAGAGGCGGGATCGGTGGAGAGGCTGACGATCTCGGCTCCAGGATCTTCATCGTTCTCTGATTGGGCAAATGTCCCTGTCGCAAGTGACGTGGCAATGATCCAGCCCAGCAGCATCATCGGATGATACGCCGTGACCGCGATGTCGGCAATCGGTCGTTACCGGACGCTGCCGCTCGAACAAACCCACCCGACCGCCTCCAGCCCCTCGCCATACCGAGCCAAATCCTCCGCGTGGGGAAAAATCCGGACCGCGCGGCGACCCGAAGGCGCGAACAAAGACGAAGACAAGCCGCACCGCCACCCCCCGCCACATTGACGCGGGCACCCCCGCCCCTCTAGCTGGCGCGATGGCGAGCCGTGGACTGATACCGATGGCGCTGGTCGCCTCGAACGCGGAGGCGGCGCAGGCGGCCGATTTGATGCTGCGGGCGCGCTATCCGTTCGTGCCCGAGCCGGAGGCCGAATTGGTGGTCGCTTTGGGCGGCGACGGGTTCATGCTGCACACGCTCCACGAGATGCTGGCGCGGGGCAAGGTCTGCCCGGTGTTCGGGATGAACCGCGGCACGGTCGGCTTCCTGATGAACGAGTGGCGGATCGACGGGCTGGTCGAGCGGCTCGACCGGGCCAAGAGCTTTTCGGTCGCGCCGCTGCTGATGAAGGCGACGACGCTATCGGGCGAGACCGTCACCCACCATGCGATCAACGAGGTGTCCTTGCTGCGCGAGATGCGCGAGACGGCGTGGATCGAGGTTTCGGTCAACGGCCGCGTCGTCCTGCCCGAATTGATCTGCGACGGCGTGCTGGTGGCGACGCCGGCCGGCTCGAGCGCCTACAACCTCTCCGCCAACGGGCCGATCCTGCCGCTCGGATCGAGGCTGGTCGCCTTGACCCCGATCAGCCCGTTCCGGCCGCGGCGCTGGCGCGGGGCGGTGCTCGCCGAGGACCTCAAGATCTCGTTCCGGGTGCTCGATCCGGTCAAGCGGCCGGTCTCGGCGGTGGCCGACCAGGTCGAGGTGCGCGACGTCGCCACGGTCGAGGTGACCGTCGACCGCGAGCAGGTGCTCACCCTCTTGTTCGACCCCGAGCACGCGCTCGACGAGCGCATCGCGATGGAGCAGTTCGCGGTCTGAATAGCCTTTTGCGATGCCGTTTGTATCCGGACACACTCCCCGTTCGGGCTGAGCCCGTCGAAGCTCCTTCCTTCCCTTCAAAGCGTTAGAAAAGAAGGAAAGCCCTTCGACAGGCTCAGGGCGAACGGGCTGGCTCCAAGCCCGCCCAAGCGCCTTGCATCCGCGGAAAAACCCCTGCTATAGGCGCGCCTCGCCGAAAGGCTGCTCCCCGGTAGCTCAGCGGTAGAGCAACCGGCTGTTAACCGGTTGGCCGATGGTTCGAATCCGTCCCGGGGAGCCATACACCTTTCCCAGCCATGCTCAGGCAGGCTCAGAAAGGATTGGTTTTCAAAGCGCTTAGCCGCTAAACGGTTCCCAACTGTTCCCAACTGGTCCCAACCAAGCGCACGAGAAGAGGGGGCACCTTGGGGACACCGGCTCGGAAAAGTGGGGGCATCGTATGTTGACCGAGATTCGTTGCCGATCGGCAAAGGCGAAGGCGAAGGCCTACAAGCTAGCAGACGAGCGAGGCCTGTACCTCTTCGTCACGCCGGCGGGCTTCAAGTCGTGGCGGTGGAAATACCGCTACGCGCGCAAGGAGAAGCGGCTGATCTTCGGCTCCTATCCGGAACTCAGCCTGGCCGCGGCGCGGGAGCGGCGAATCGATTCCGCGCGCCTTCTGCAGGAAGGAATCGATCCGAGCATCGATCGCAAGCAGCGAGCGGCGGTTGTAGAAGCCGAATCGCTCAACACCTTCGAGGCGCTCGGCCGGCGCTGGCACGAAACCCAGAAGGCAACCTGGACGTCCAAATATGCGGCGCTGGTGCTGACCAGCCTCGAGGACGAGGTCTTTCCCAGCTTCGGCTCAATGCCGATCAAGTCGATCACGCCGCCGCTCGTGCTGGACCGGTTGAAGGCGATCGAGAATCGCGGCGCGGTAGAGACGGCGCACCGGATCCGACAACGCATGTCGGCGATCTTCGTCTTCGGAATCGCGTCAGGCCTGGCCGACAACGATCCAGCGGCGATCGTGCAGCGGGCGTTGAAGCCGATTCGGAAAGGTCGTCGACCGGCGCTTCGGCGCGTCGACGTCGCCGGCGAACTGCTCGGCCTGGCCGAAGCGGCGAAGGCGCACCCCACCACCAAGCTCGCCTCTCGGCTGCTCGCCTTGACCGCGGTGCGGCCGGGCATGATCCGCTTTGCGGAGCCGGACGAATTCGAGGGGCTGGACACCGACGAGCCGATCTGGCGGATCCCCGCGGCCAAGATGAAGGGCGCCCTCGAGCAGAAGCAGGACGACGCATTCGAGTTCCTGGTCCCGCTGTCGCGCCAGGCGGTCGACGTCGTCCTCGTCGCCAAGGCCTTCACCCGGGGCGGCCCCTTCCTTTTCCCCAACACCCACAACGCGCACCGGCCCATGAGCGAGAATTCGCTCAGCTATCTCTACGCGCGGCAGCCGGAGATCCGCGGCCGCTTGGTGCCGCACGGCTGGCGGTCGACCTTTTCGACGGTCATGAACGAGCGCGCGATCGCGCTCGACCGGCCGGGCGATCGCGCCATCATCGACCTGATGCTGGCGCACAAGCCCGAAGGCGTGGAGGCGATCTACAACCGATCCGCCTACATGGGGCGCCGCCGGCAGCTCGCCCAGGAATGGGCAGACATGCTGCTGAAGGGATTGAAGCCGGCCGAGCAGCTGCTGATCGGCCCGCGCAAGTAGCGGGCGAGCTCGGCCGGGAGGGGCGGTCATGAGCGCGCCCGCTGGAGCCGCCTGGAGCGAGAGGCCGGGAAAGTTCATGGCGCGGCCTGACAGCGTGCCGATCGGGATAGTCGAGCACCGGCTCTGGAAGCCGTTCGGCCCCACTAAAAAGGACGCTTGGCGATTCGTCGATGCGGTGAAGCGCGCGGCCAAGCAGCTGGACTACGACACGAAGATGCCCGGCGACCGCATGGGCGAGTTCGGAGACTCCGGCATCAAGGTGCTCGAGGCGCTCTTCAGCTTCTCCGACCATATGAGCGGACGGATGGAGCCGTCGATCGCCGCGCTCGCCGCAAAGGCGAAGCTCGCCCGGGGCACCGTCTGGCGCGCGCTGAAGCGGCTCCAGGAGGGGGGTATTATCTCGTGGGTCCGGCGCAAGCAGTACCTCGACAACGATGGGGCCGGACCGCAGGTTCACCAGGCGACCAACGCCTACTTCTTCAAGCTCAGAGGCAGGGTCGCGGGCCTGGTGAGACTATGGCTCAACAAGTTCATACCTCCAGTGCCCGACGACGCTGTCGCCCGTGGTGAGCAGGACCGCGAGGCCACGGAAACCATGCTGGGCCAAGTCTTGCTCGAGGAGGCCGCCCGCTTCCTGGTGGGTCATACACCTCTGGGAGACGCGCTCGCCGCGCTCGGCCGCTCGATGGATAATAGCGCGAACTCAATTAAGGGGCGCAATCCCGAATCGTCAGGTAAAATATAAGCGGACGCGCTGCGCGCGGCGCCATTTGATGGCTGGATAACTCCCCGAAGCCCCACCAGGCTCCCAACGACGGATCGAACTCGACCGCCGAACGCGCCGGCTTACGCCGTCGCGAGGCTCCCCGAGCGGGAGCGGCGATTTCCTGCGGTGCGAAAAAGTCGAGGTCAGCGACCGCGATCGGCAGGATGGGCAGGCGAGGCCGCCGCGCGTGTTCAGGCGCCGGCGGCCAGCCCCTTAGGCTTCAGGCTCCGGCTGGAAATTGATGAGCAGCCTTGAGAACTGCCCACGCGAGCGCTGCAGCCAGGCTGCATACGCCGTTACCCGCGCCCCTGGTGCGGTCCAGTCGATCGGCCAACCCATGATCATCTCGTAGAATCGCGGGTTGGAGATCAGGCCGGCGAGCGAGGAGGCCCTCCCATGCGGATAGGTCACCCGGGCCGGGAGCGAAGAGGGGAAGCCCTTCATCGCCGATCGCCAGCCCTGCAGCTGCATCGATGTCCAGAATTGGGTCCAAACCTTCACCGAATTGCCGAGCGAGAATTGTCCCCCGCTCCCGCGGGAGATGTCGATCGGCGACACGATCCGGAGCCGGCCCTCCTGGATGACCAAGTCGGGGAAGTACCCCGCATCGCTCGCCGTTGGCGTGGCCCAGGAGGAAGAGGCGCCGCCGGCGGTGGCTTGCGCCCGCTTCTCGCGCCGTGAAGAGGCCCGCTTTTGTCGCGTAGCCCAGCCCTCGAAGGCTGGCGACGACGTCGGCGAATCCCAGGGACAGGTGTCCCTCGACGTTTTCGCAGAAGACCCAATCGGGGCGGACCTCGTCGACGACGCGGGCGACGTCGGGCCAAAGGTGACGCGGATCCGCGTCGCCCGCGCGTTTGCCGGCGGTGCTGAAGGGCTGACAAGGGTAGCCGGCAGAGACGAGATGAACGCGGCCACGCCACGGTCGGCCGTCGAAGGATCTAAGATCGCTCCAGACAGGCGCCGGTGCCAGGGCCTCGTCTTCCATCCGTGCCACGAGAGCGGCCGAAGGGTGGCTTTCCCGCTCAACGAAACAAACAGTCCGGTAGGCGAGCTCGGCGATGTGCAGGCCGAGATCGAGGCCGGCGTAGCCGGCGCAGAGGGAAATACCCCTGAAGTCTCCGGCCTCAGGCCGGAAGTTGGCAGATAGATCCACAAGGTGAGCTCCTTTCGGCCGCTCGATCGGCGGTCACGGTAGGGCTCAGGGGCCTCATGGTGTTGAAGGCGCCGCAGCGCCGGCATTTGATCTCGATTACACCGGAGATCGCGGTGGCTGCGGCTTTGAACAAAAGCGCGCCACAGCATGCGCAGCGGAATGACTCCATCGATGGACTGACCTAGAATGTCTCCGCCGGTGCGCCCGGTGGGGAGACTGAGCGCGGCCCGGGCCGCGCAAGGTGCGGGGGTCATGCCCGCGGTTCGCGCTGTTGACGCAGCGCCGCCCTCCCCTTTTTCGTCGGGGCGGGAATTCTGGCTTTCTGGCTTTCTGGCTTTCAGGTCGACGTCGCCGGCGCTGGCTCGAGCAGATCGGCCCAGCGCTGGAAAAGGTCGCGCATGCGCGCCTGGTGCTGCGCCCGGTTGTAGGCCGCCTCAACCTTGCCCTTGCCGGCATGGGCGAGCGCCTGGTCGATCAGCGCCTGGTCTTCGGGGAAGCGCTCGTTGAGAATCGTCGAGAAGGTCGCGCGCCAACCGTGCGGGACGTGCCGGCCGGCATAGCCGGCGCGCGCGTAGAGCTCGCCGATCGCGCCCTCGCCGATCGGCGAGCTGCCGCCGCGGCCGCGGAAGACGAGCTCGCCGTCGCCGGCGAGACGGCGGAGATCGCGCAGGATCCCGACAGCCTGCCTCGAGAGCGGCACCAGGTGGGCTGCGGCCGGGTCCGCTTTCTTGATCTTCGCCAGCTTCATGCGCGCCGGCGGGACGCGCCAGAGCGGCTCGGCCGGGACCGAAAATTGATCAGTCCAGTCAATCCCCTCGATCTCCGCCCATTCGGCGCCGCGCAGCGCGGCCAGGCGCACGCCGGTCAGCGCGAGGAATCGGGAAGCGAGCTTGACGACGATCGCGCCGTCGACGAGCTCGGCCGCGGCGAGGAGCTCGCGCGCCTGGTCGACTTCGAGGAGCGCCGGCTGCGGCCGCTGCAGCGGCCGCGGGCTGAGCTCGTCCCTGATCAGCGCCGCAGGATCCGCGCTGGCCAGCTTCAGCGATATGCCGAGCCGGAAGATGCCCGAGATCCGCTCGCGCAGGCGCCGCGCGGTTTCGACGCGCCCGCGGGTCTCAACCTCAAGGAGCAAGCTGAGCACCGCCGGCGCGTCGATCGCGCCGAGCTCGAGCGCGCCGATCGCGGGGAAGACATCGCGCTCGAGGCTGGCGAGGACGTCGCCGGCATGGTTGGTCGACCAGCGCGCCCGGCGCCGCTCGTGCCAGCGGCGCGCGATGATTTCGAATGTCGTCGCGCCTGCTGCGGCGCCGGCGCCGACGCCGGCCGGATCGACGTTGCGGCGCAGCTGCTCGCGCGCCTGGTCGCGGCGGGCCCGCGCTTCGCCCAGGCCGAGCTCGGGCCAGGGGCCGAAGGTCAGCAGCTTCTCGCGGCCGCGGAACCGGTACTTCATGCGGAAGCACCTCGAGCCGTTCGGTCGGACGAAAAGGTACAGGCCGCCGGCGTCCGCCAGCTTGTACGGGCGCGCGGCCGCGGCCGCGGCCTTCACGGTCGCGTTGGTTAGCATTATGAACCTCGAGGGTGGGCGCTGAGAAATGCCAGAGATGCGGCGGTGACAATCCGGCCTGGGCGGCGCCGTCGCCGCTGTGGAATGCGGTCATGCGGGGTGGGTCGATCGATGGCGAGCCGATCTACGGCGACATGGTCTGCGCTACGTGCTTCACCGTAATCGCCGAGGCGAAAGGGATAGCCTCCCGCTGGCGCCTACAGCCTGACGTGTTGAACGTGGCGCTCGAGACCGTCACCCCCTCGGGCCGCACTTGGGACAGCGACCGCTGGCTTTGGGCTGACCCGGCAGGGCGATGAAGAAACCCGGGTTCAAGATCGGCGACGTCGTCACCCGCGAGGGCGACGATCGCCATCGCGTCATCGAGGTCGGCGGCTATAACGACATCACCGTCGAGTGCATCGTCGCGCCGGCGTCGGGCTTCTGCCAGGTCGGCGATCGCGAGCTCAACCTGGCCGGGCGGTATCAGCCCGCACCAGAATGCACCAAAATGCACCACCACGATGCAAAAATGAGCGATCCTTCGACCGATGATCCTCAGCACTGGTCGCACCAGGGCGCCAATTACGACGGCTCGAGCTGCTCAAATTGCGGCCGTGAGCGGGTGCTTCACTACGAGAAAGTCGGCCGCCGGATCTGCGAGAAATGTAACTGGGATCAAGACGCCGGCGATTACGCTCAGGATCACGATCGAATCGGTTAGGCGCGCCGATCGCGGCGGAGACGTCCTCCGCCGCGATCGGCGTCGGAGATGGCGGAAGTCCACCGATTATGCCAATATGCCGGCGGGCCAGTACCCCGACCCGTACCCCCGTTTGAAGCGAGCGGAATTGAGCGACACCTACACCTGCAGCGCTTGCCGCCAGACCTTGGACAAGGGCTGGGCGGACGAGGAGGCCGCAGCCGAGCTCGGCGCGACGTTTCCAGGCCACAGCGTCGCCGAATGCGACCTGGTGTGCGACGATTGCCACCGACAATTGATGGACCGCTACGCCGTCTACCGGGGCCTCGCCGAGATTTACCTCGGTGTCCAGCTCGCCAAATGGCAAGATGACACGATCAGGATGTTGGTCCGAGCCTCGCTCACCAAGATGCTCGTGATGACGCCTAAGGAGCTGACCGCGGCCGTCGAGGCCAGTGAGCCTGGCAACCTGGGCCACGCCTGAGAGCGCCCGTAGCTCAGCCGGATAGAGCGCCGGGTTCCGAACCCGGATGTCGCAGGTTCGAGTCCTGCCGGGCGCGCCAAAGTTGACTTTTAAGTCAACGGCGGCCGCTCGAGGCCGAGCGCCAGATAGATCGAGCGCAGCGCCTGGTCGGCATTGCTCTTGCGCAGCATGTGGACCATCGTCGGGTTGATCCCCTTGTCGCCGCCGCCGGTCACCGCCTTCCAGAAAGCGTCGAAGGCGGCGCGATCGGCGACGTCGTTGCCGAGATAGGCGAGCGCGAAGCGCAGGGCGGCCGACTGCTCGACTGCCTCCCGGCCGCTCCGGGTACAGGCCTCCTCGAGCGCCTGGAGCGCCTTGTCGCGCAGCTGCTCGGCCGAGAAACGCATCGCCCCACTTGGAAGAGAGCGAGGATGGGCGCAAGCGCCCGCCTCGGGCCTAGCGTGGCGAGGCCGAATGGCCCTGGCAGACGGGCTCGAAGACACGCGAGGCAGGCGCCAAGCCGGCGCCGTGGTGGATCAGCACGTCGGCCCGATCGGCATAGCCGACATATTCGCAGAGCTTGGCAAGCGCGGCGTCGAGCGCCCCCGAGATCGTCGCCGGCCGGGGCCCCATCGGCGGGGGCGGCGCGGTGTCCCGGACCTGCTGCGCGGTGATCGCCTGCTCGACATGTGTCACGACGACGTCCTGCGTCTGAACCTCGCGCACCCGCGCGCCGGTGGTCGCGCAGGCCGTGGCGGCCAGTGCCGCCAGAATGATCAATCTCCTCATCTCCAGATCTCCCTTACGGTTTCGGATGGCTCGCAGGCGGCGCCTGCGGGCCGCTCAGCGGCGGCGCTGGACCGGAGGCGCCCGACGAGGCCTTGGGTGGCCTGCGCACGCGCCTGGGCCGCTCTCAGCGCCTCCTGGGCGGCAATCTGGCGCCGGGCGTCGTTCTCGGCCGCGGCTCGCGCGGACGCGTTGCAGCGATTGAGACCGTCGCGGAGCGCGACGACGGATCGGCCGAGCGCCGCAATCTGCGCCGGCACATGCTCGGCCGCCAGCCGCGGATTGTCCGCGGCCTCGCGCGTCGTCGTGACGACGAGCGTCTTGAAGGCCTGCAGATTGTCTCGCTCCTCGGTCCGGCGCTCAAGCGTCGAGCGCGTGATCATCAGCGCGATCGTGAGGCCAATGAGCGGGATGACGTACCAGAATCGGCGAAGTAACTTGAGCGCGATCGCGCCCGCAGACATCGAGATCATCAGTCTTTCCTTCGTTGGGGGGAAATCAGGCGAGTATCGACCAGGCCGCGGCGCCGAAGACGGCCAACCCTATGAGGGCGGCGAGGCACCCTTTCCGGCCTTCCGCTGCCTGCGGGGCGCTCGCATTTCCTGCCGCCAGCCAGTAGAGGAAGCCAAGGCCGACCAGGATGAAGCCCATCATCAGGCCCGCAAGCTGTGCCATCATCATGTTATTGCTCCGTCTGAACGAGGGTTATTCCGGCTGCTTTTCCGGCGCCGGCTTGCCGTCCGGCAGCAGCGCGCCGACCAGCGTGAAAGCGACCAGCACGAGGAGCCAGCCCCGCGGGACATAGGTCCCGAGCGCGCCTGCCGCGCCGGCTGCGGACGCGAGGCAGGTGACGAGATGCGCATAGGTCGAGCGCTCGCACAGGCGCCGGCGGAGGAAGCCGATCACGGCCGGCGCCCGGCCGGCGGCGTCAGGCCGATGAAGCAATAGTCGCGCTGCTCCCAGGCGCGCCGGAGCGCGAGTCCGCGAATCACGCGGCCGCCGGCCCGGTTGAACCTGCCGAAGGCCTCGCAACCGCCCCACCAATCGCCGGCGTTCCAGCGCCGCGCGACCGTGCTGTTGCGGAAAGCGCGCGGGCCGATGTTGTAGACCAGCGACCCCGCGGCGACGATCTGATTCGGGCGCCGGCAGTTTTCCGGACAGCCCTCCTGCAGCGAAGGGACGGCAGCGAAAGCCGCCTGCAGGTGCCGGACCGTCTCTACCTCGTTGAGGCTGTTGCACTCCGCCGGGGTGAAGCGCTGCCCGCGCCGAATCGGCGAGCCGTCGGCGTTGCGGATGACGCCGCGGCACGCCGTCTGGATGCCGATGCTGTCCGCATAGGCCGCCTTCCGGTTGCCTTCGCCGCGATCCAGCGCGAGGTTGAGGGTGCCCGCGATCGCGACGCCGACGAGCGCCGCCAGCGCGCCTCCGCGGCGCGCACGATTGCTCCCGCCGCCGCCCGGAGGCGGGGCGCTAGGATTGCTTGCCATGATCTCTCCTCTATTTGGCCGAACTGGCCCGGGCAGTTGGCCGCTTCTCGATCTGGTGCATCCGCTCGATCAGCTCGCGCATGCGCCGATCGCCTTCGTCGCGGTCGCCCGAGAAGGCCATGCGCTGCGCGGCCCCGATGCCCGCGAGGACGTCGCTATCGTACCGCGTCGACCGCGGCCCGAAGATCTGTATTCCACGGCTAGCCATGCTCAGCCTCCCTCGTCCTCGTCCCCATGCAGCAGCGCCGTTTCGAATAGCTGCCGGGCGCGGCGGATCGCCTGTCTCTGATCGCGCGTCAGCTCGGGTGGCATGACGATCAGCACGAGCTCAAAGCCGGTGGCGTAGGCATTTTCCCGCCGGCGCAGCCGGTCGATCGCCTTCCGCAGCATGCGGATCTCCGACCACTCCCACTCCTTGCTCCAGCGCAGCGCGCGGAACAGTCGGCGGGCAAACCAGCCTGCCACGGCGACGGCCGCGGTCCAGATCGCGAGCAACAGCTCGATCGGGATGCCCCGAAACTCACCCATCATCGGTCCGATACTCCCGCTATGGGCTGGGATTTATGCTGCCGCCGGCGGCCCCGCCTCAGAGATCAGCCGCCGAAGTGGTAGCGGAGCCGAGGATCGCGGACGACCGCGAGGCCGAGCTCGGCGATATCGAGCGTGCCCGCTCCGTTCGCCTGCCCGTCGATCACCACCACCAGCTGCGGCGAGACAGACGTCGTGCCCTCGGGCACAAAGAACGGCGGGGTGACGATCCTGACCCGGGTGGACCCGGACGTCGCCATCGAGTCGGTCGCGCTGAAGCTCGCATAGTCCATGCCGTCGACCACGCTTGCGCGCTTGATGACCTGCCGCCAGCCGGCCCAGGCCGAGAGCGTGACGTCCGCCCAAGCCTGCACCCAGGTCCCCGGCACGACCGTGACGGCGCCGACGTCGCGGCCGAAGAGGAATATCTCCGAATTTGTCCCGGAGGCCGTCGCGGTGATCACGAAGCGCTGGTGGCCGCCCGACTGCGATCCGACCGCGGTCGCGTGGGCGCCGCCGGTGCCGGTGGCGTTGGCGAAGGTCCAGCCCGTCGGCAGCGTGCCGGTGACGCCGGCGCCGGTCGTCCCCCCGGTGCCGGTCACTTCGCCGTTCGAATAGAGATTGTCGCCGGTCGGCAGCGCGCTCGCGTTGCTGTCGATGACCAGGTCGAGCGCCGTATTCAACGACGGACCGCCCGCCTTCCAGGCGCCGAGCCTGGAAGGGTGGATGCCGTCGTCGGTATAGCCGGTGATCGGGACGCCGGCATTGTTGTAGGCGGTCCAGCGGTCCCAGAGCGTCACCCGCCTGGTTGCCGTGCAATAAGCCGCGACCAATGTGTTCACCGCGACCAAGGTGGCGCGCTTGGCATCGACCAGCGACCAGGTGCCGGCGCCTTCCGCATCGACCGCCACCGGGCTCGCATTCGCGATGATGACCTGAACGCCCAGCGCCAGGCCGGCGGCGGCGATCGCCGTGATGTTGGCCATCGTGGTGGCGGACGCGATGCTGTTGCGGACGTCGTTGAGGATGCAGTCGATGATCCAGATGTCGGCGCCGAAAGCCTTCAGCGCCTCGAGCCTGGCGAGCACCATCGTCGAGGTGTCGCCGGCGACGCCGAAATTGGCGCCGCGCCAATAGGTCGGCGCACCGGCATCCGGATCGGCCAAGACGATGAACTCGAAGCGCGGGTTCAGCGCCTGGGCGGTAACGATTTCGCCGGCGGCGTTCGACTGGATGTAGCTGCCGTCCGCGGGCGCCGTATTGTTGCGCTGCACGAAGCTGTGGCCGATCGCGGCGACCTTTGGCGTCGGCCAGCGATCCAGATCCTCGACGAGCTCGAGGCTGTAGCTGGCCAGCCCGCCGACCTCGGAGGTATTGGAGCCGGCGTCGTCGGAGGTCAGTCGGAAGATACCGGGGGGATTGCCGAAGATGGCCGCGTCGGGCCCGACGAAGCTTTCCAGCGGCGGCTCGAAATAGATTGTCGCCGCGCCGGATCCGTCGGCATTCGCGTCCCGCGTCACTAGGTGGGGGCGGCCGTCGCCCCCGATAAGATCTCCCTCGAGCGCGACCTTCAGCGCGGACGCCGCGAACCCGGTGAGCACCATCGACGTCGCGCCAGCCGCGGCCGCTATGTTGGTCGCCGCCGCTGTCCAGCCCGCGCCGCGCATGGACTGCCGGCGGAAGTCGTAGACCAGGGAGCGATTCTCGCCGCCCTTCAGCATCGCGAGCTGGGCGTCGACGCGCGGGCCGAAGGCCGCCTCGCCACTCGTCCCGGCAGAGCCGCCGCGGAACTGCATCGAGCAGATCCAGCGCGGTGCGCTCAGCCCATAGGTCTTCTGCTGCCGCGTGAACGGGCTCTCGCTGCGGCCGACATGCGGCTGCAGCCAGAATCCCTGGACGGCCGGCGGGAGGTCCGCCGGCCAGGCAAAGTCGGTCATGCTGGTTTTTCCGTCCGTTAGAGCGGTGTCGGGAACCGCGCCTCGAGCGCGCTGATGCGCGCCTCCTGGCTGTCGAATTGTGCCTGCTGGCGTTGCGCCACAGAAAGTAGAAGCACGCTCAACCGCTCATACTGGACGCCCTCGGGCCTGAGCTTCGCCCGCTTGCGGAGGCGGCGTGTCTCGATCGGAAGGAAGATCGGCTTGCCGTCGGCGTCCTTGCCGACCTTCTGCCGCCGCCAGGTGCTGTAATAGTCCTCGTCGCGGTAGGCCCAATGCACCAGCCGAGGGTCGATCCTGGCGACCTCTTCGGCGATCAGCCCCCACCAGCCCCATTCGGGATTGTCGGCCCCCGCCTTCGATCGGTACCAGACCGGGCGCAGTGACAGGATCGCATCGGCATGGACCGGGTCGACGTCCTCGATGTCGCGCTTGTAATCCATGGACGAGGTTGACCGCAGCAGTACCGTCCCGCTGCCCGACTGATAGACGTTGGCCGCCGAGGCCGTCGTCGTGGATAGCGGCGCGATGCCGTTACTGTCGGTCCGGCAATATTCGGACCCGGCGAACGTGCGTAAATAGGTGATGCCGGCGTCGATATAGTTGCTGCCGCCACCGGCGTTATCGATGATGATCCTGCCTGCAGGGCCGGTGGCCGACATCGGGGTGACGCCAGCGCCAGAGGTGAACGCCGCCGTGCCGCCAGTGATCGCCACCGCGTTCGCAGCCTGCGACGCGATAGAGCCGAAGGTGATACCTCCAGACGGGAATGTAATAGTCGTGCCGTCGGTGCCCGCGAGCGTCAGCGAATTGCTGACCGTCGCAACCTTGCCGGAGGCCGCGTTCACGCCGGCATAGAGCGCGCTCCAGTTCGCGGCGGTGGTAGGCGTGGCGACGACCGCAGTGAGCAGCGCGGACGTGCCTGCCGCCAGAATGACGATCGTATTGGCGCCGGAGGACTGAACCGTGACCGCGCCCGTCGATTGGTTGACGATGAGATATTGCTGGCCCTGCAGGACCGACGTCGTCGGGAGCTTGACGGTCTGCGTCGTCGAGCCGGTGAAGACCTGGGTGAACGTGGCCGCGATGGTGAGCGTCGTCGTCCCGGCAGCCGTCGCCGTGGTGGTGAACCCCTCGACCAGATTGTTGACCGCGATGTTGCCGTTCGCATCGCGCGCGACGAGCGTCGAAGCGGTGGCCGCCGATGCCACGCCGGTCCCGGTCGGCAGGCCGTTGATGACTGGGGTGGCGAGCGTCGGAGACGTGCCGAAGACCAGTGCGCCGGCGCCGGTTTCGTCCGTCACGGCCGCGATGAGGTTGGCCGAGGACGGGGTCGCGAGGAAGGTCGCGACATTGGAGCCGAGGCCTGAAACCTCGCTGGAGATAGAGACCGAGGCCGCGCCGTTCTTGACCAGCTTGCCCGATGTGCCATCCCACCGGACGAAGCCATTGTCCGTCGCCGACGAGGGGCCAATCACCCCGCCGTCCATGTTCGTCTGAGCGATGCTCCAGCTGGACCCGACCGTGGCCTGGTTGCCCGCCGAGGTGCCGTCCGTGAGGCAAAGCAGGAGGTCGCCGACCTCGACGTTGGCGCCGGATGCGCCGCCGATCTTGCCGGCGACGCTGACCCGATAGGTGTGGCCGCGATCGGCGGCAGGATAATTCGGGTTCGCCGAGCAGTCGATCACGCCCTTGAAGACCATCGCATCCTGCGCCGCGATGATCTGGTCGACGTAGGTCTTCGTCGCCTTTTGCGAGGCGACCTTGCTGTCGCTGTTCGCCGCCAAGGTGGCGTCCGTGTCGACGTCGCCGGCGTAGAAGAAATTCCCGTCGCTGCAGGCGGTGTCGAACTGGGCCTTGGTGCCGGCGATGCCGACGATCGACGTCTGGTCGCCGCTGTTGGTCCCGGTCAGGCCCAGGTCGGTCTTCAGCGTGGCGAGGGTCTGGACCTCCGGCGCGCCGGCCCCGGCCGTCTTGCGGTAGAAGACCGTCGCCGTCGCGACATCGGCCATCTTCGCAAGCGACACGGCCGCGGCGTCGATCGTCCAGACGCTGCCCGTCGACGAGACGACGATATCGCCCTTGTCGCCATCGGTCAGCGCCGCGGTCGCCATGAACTCCCAGCCGGTCGCCGCGGCATCGACGCGCACTACCTTCAGGCCGTTGCCGACATAGGAAAGCGCGCCGAGATCGGCGACCAGCGGCAGCGGTACGGTCGGGGGGATGCCGAGCAGCTCAAGCGCTTCAGCGGCGCTGAGATTGCCGAATGCCTCCTCGCTCACTCGATTTCTCCACCGATGGAGGCGCCGGTCGGATAGACGCCGCCGCCGACGAACGTGTCGCCGCTGCCGCTCTCCGGCGTCTTGATGCGGCCCAGGGCATGACGCCCGGGCTCGGCGCCGATCTGGGCGTCGGCGACGACGTTGGTCACCGCGATGGTCGGCGCCGTGTCGGTGCGGGTGATGTCGTCGTAATAAGGGACGTAGCCGGTGGCCGGATCAAGGCCGGTGAAGACGTCGCCGGTGATCGGGACCCTGAGCCCGTCCGGATAGACCCGGTCGTGGTCATCCACGGTGAGCGTCACCGAGCCCGCTGTTTCGACCACGGTCAGGACGCGCGTCGGCTCGGTCCAGCTGTTGGCGATCAGGACCGACATGTCGCGCGCCAGCACGATCGTCTCTGCGGCGGCGATCGCAGGCACCGTGTCGGACACGACCGGCTCCGGATCCGCGTAGATCGCCTCATTCTCCTCGCGTACGCTCAAAGCGACGCCGGGCCCCTTGGTGGGATCGAAGGCCAGCCCCCAAGTTGTGACGACCCAGGCGTAGTTCGAAAGCCCGTAGCGCTCCGTCCCCAGCTGCACCGTATCGAGCGCGCCGGTCCTTAGCCCCATGATGTTCATTGTCACGGAGACGCTCTTCTCTGCGTTGGCCCGTTTCAGCGCGATCGCACCGACCCGTTCGGACCGATATTTCGAAGTGATGAAGGCCAGGTCGAGTGCCACCTGCCGAACATCATCGGCCTCGATTCTCTGCGTGGCCGCCGGCGCGCCCTGATAGCCCTGGTCGGGGTTGACGTAGGTGATCTGGACTTCGGTCGCGGCCTGATCGTTGGTAAGGAATGTTGAGACTTGGAGCGGCCCCGCGAAATCGCCCTCACTCAAGGTCTCGGTCGGCGGCACCCAATACCCGACCCGCATCAGATGCTTGCCTTCGCTGAAGGTGTAAGTCCCCGCACAGTTGAGAATGAACGCATCGCGGATCTCGCTCGGCGGCGCGCCGGTGGTGATCACCGCGTCGATTGCGTAGCGCTCCTCGCCCTCGATCTCTTCGTCGCTGACGTTGGCCTGGGCGCTGATCCAGTCATCGTCGGGGATCTCGTCCGGATAGGCGCCGAACCCACCTTCCTCCCGGGGGAGCGCCATCCAGTCGTAGAAGCAAAGCGGCGCGTTCCGGGAGTAGCCGGTGCTCGCATCGCGCGGGTCGAGAATGTCGTCCTTGCCGTCAATCACGGCGGTAATGTTCGGCATCCCCGCCTCGACCACGGCGTCGGTCATTTTGAACTTCGCGTAGATCGCCGCGGTGCCGTTGCCCTTGTGGTCGGCGGTCCACTTGCCATCGCACTCGGCGACGAAAGCCGCGTTAGCGGTCTCGCTCGCGTCGCCGTGCTGGAACCAGAGCCAGGCAGCATCTGCATAGGCGCCCGACGTGACCTTGCCCGCGCCGTCGACCGTCACCTCTTCGTCGCCGAGCATCCAGGTCGGGTTGCCCTGGCAATGGTGGCCGGCGACAGCGATGACGAAATAGCGGTAGTGGGTCGAGCCCACCTTGCGGCTGTGGAAGAAGACCAACAGTCCGCCGACCCGCCGCCGACCGTAGACAATGAAGCTGTCCGAAATTGCTTGCCGGAACACGGTCGGCGCGCCGTTCGGCGTCGTCGGACCCCCATGCTTGGCGAAGGTCCGATAGAGGTCCGACCCGACCGCCGCGGCGATGACGAAGGGGTTTTGCGACAAAGCAGCCATGGTCAGAGGAAGCGATGCCATCGCGTTTTCCATGCCGCCCGTGGCAAAGCCCGGCAGTCCGCCCAGCGCCCGGCCGACGAATTTGACCACCTTGCCCATCTAGCTCCGCCCGCCCGCTTTCCAGGCGAGATCGACCTCACGCATCCTGACCACCGCCCCCAAGCATTCGGCCACCTCGCCCCGGCAGATGCCGAGCGCGCCGCGGAACATCACGATGTCACCTCGCACTGCTCGCTTTCTGTCGACCGGCGGGCCTAGGATGGCCGTCACGGCTTCGCGGAGCGTCCTGACGCCCAGCTGGCGGTAAAGCGCCGCCGCCTCGCGCCAGGAGCGCGGGCAGCCACCCAGGTCGGCCCAGACGTCCCGGCCGCATGCTTGGTAGACGGCGCGCGCCGCGAGCTCCGCGCAATGGCCCGTGCGCCAGTCTGGATCAGGCACTGAACGACCGCGGTCCGGACCAGCCGCTGCCGCCGCTGCTGCCGCCGCTCGAGCCGCTCGAGGCCGTCACGGCCGCCGGCTCGGCCTTCGCCCAGAGGATGGAAAGCTCAACCATTTGCGGAACGAACTGGAAGAACAGATCGCCGGGATGATGGCGCTGCTGCCATTCGTCGGTGAAACGCTTGATCGACGGGCGCCGCTGGTCGATCGCGCGGCTCTCGCCAGTCACCTCGACGCTGATCTGCTCCCCGCCGTCGGTGATCCGGTAATCGTCCACGCGACCACGCCAGAGCATCTTCGTCGCCAGGACCGAATGCCACGAGCCGTCCAGCTCGAGCGCACCGGCATAAATCTCGAACAGCGCACCCCTGACGGCCTGGTCGGCGATATCGTCGCGGAATTGCTCCGGCGCGTTGAACAGGGTCACCTTGACCCCGGTCGCAGATCCGTCGGTAGATTCTCCGACCGTGTCGACCGCGCCGAGCTCACCAACCCCGGTCCACTCGCGCTCCGTCGCGCCATTGTCCTCGAAGACGATCGTGCCGATGCCGCTCCAGGCATAGACCGGGTCGGGCAACTCGATCCGCACGGCGACGAACGGTCTGACGACCCTCCCTTCGATCGCGTCAGCGAGCTCGGGCGGAAGGTCGCGGCTCATCAGACCTAGCGCCGCCGCTGCGCGTCACGAACGGCACGCACCGCGATCGGCGCGATCAAGTTGCCGAGCGCGATCGCGTCCTCCTTGGTCGCGAGATTGCCGGTATAGTGGGCGTTGACGTGGACGTGAATGTCGCCGCCGCCGGCGCGGGCGCCGCGGTCGTTGGCGGGATCGATCCGGATATTCTCGCCGGTATTGACGCGGGCGATGGCCCGATGGTTCAGGCTGAGCAGATTGCTGTCCACGCCCGCCATGCCGGCGACGCGGATGGTGCCGCCGCTGGCGAAGCGGGGCAGGTTTGCCACGCCTTCGCTATAGCCGGAGGCAAAGCTCGACCCGACGCCCGGGCTCCCGCCGCGGCCGAAGCCACCCATGAAACTGGACAGGGCATTGGAGAGCGGCCCGATAATGGAGCGCTGGATCTGGATGCGGAGCAGGTCCGCGATGATCGACTTGGCGACGTTCTTAAAGACATCGCCCAGGCTCTTGGCCTGCATGATCGCGTCGACCAGGCCGTCGGTCAGCGACTGCAGTCCGTTTGCCGCGATCGCCTCGAGCGCCTCATTGGCCATCGCGGCGGTGCGCGGCAGCCGGGCAAGAAATTCCTCGAGAGGGCCGCGCGTGTTGCGCAGCACGCCGGCGCGGTCGCTGGCGCGGCTGGCGTTGAGCGCATTGAGCTCCTGCTGGGCGCGGTCGCGCTCGTGCCCGGAGGTGCGTTCGGCTAGAATGATCTCCTCGAGCTTGGCGCGCTGGTGACGATAGGTGAGATCGAGCAGTGCGAGTTCGGCCCGGCGGCGCTCCGCCGCCGTGTCGGCCGCGTCGGATTGCGATCGCAGCGCCGCCGCGGCGATATCGTAGCGCTGATCGGAGAGGTCGTTTTCCTCTTCCTGCAGCGTGCGGGACCGCTCGAGCGCGAGCGTGCCGCGCTCCTCCTCGTCTAGCGCGTGGTAAGCAGCGAGCAGCTGCCGCGCTCTCGGCTCGTCGAGGTCGTCTAGCGCAAGCTTGAGCGCGACGTCGGCCGCATATTGCTGATTCTCGATGTCGAGGATCGACTGCTGAAGATCGCCCCTGACGACCGTGTCGTTGGTTTGCTGCTGCTGCTCGCGCAGCTGGTCCATTCGGAAGCGACGGAGCTCAGACTCGAATTCGTGCTGATCGCGCAGCGCCTTCTTTCGGGCAGCCTCGGCGCGATTGGCGCCACCGTGATGGCCGTGCGGCGAAAGATCGAGATCCTGATTACCGGTATCTGGCAGGTCAGTGATCGGGATATCGACCGAGCCGGGCGGGCTCGGATTGGGCGCATCCGATCCGAATTCGCGCAGGATATTCCAGACAAGCGCCACGTAGGGGTTCACGATGGCTACCGGTGAGTCCGAGGAGCGCTCGAGCACGCGGCCCACTCTGGTGGTCTCGGTTTCCGGGTGGGGACCTGCCCGGCCGACACGGCTGAGCCAGAGAAGCGCGCTCGCCGCTGTCCGGATGAGCGTCCCCAGGCCCTTGACGACCTCCCCGATCGCCGGAAGACAGTCCAGCAGCGCGGACGCGAGATTGGTGCGAAGGGTGACTGCCAACAGCGCCAACTTGTCCGCCGCCTCGTCGGCGCGGCGCGCCTGTTCCTCGGTGATCAGACCCGCCTCACGCGCGGCTTCCGCGACGCGGTCGTAGCCTTCCGCGCCCTGGACCAGGAACGGGATCATCTCCGCCGCGCCGCGGCCCATCAGCCGTTGCGCCGCCGCCGCCTGTTCCGATTCGGTAGCCAGGCGGTGGATCGAGTCCATGACGCGCGGCAGCACCTGGCCGGCGCTGGTGAACTGCTCCGGATCGATGCGCAGCGCGCGGAAGGCCTGGACCGCGGCCGGCACGCCGGCGCGCGCTTGGCCGAGCGTCCGGTTGAGGATCGACATGGCGCGTTCCATGCCCTCGACGCTGGCACCGTTCTCGATCGCGGCGCGGCGCAGGATCTGCAGCTGCTCGACGGTGACCCCGATCGATCGCGAAGTTTCGCTGAGGCCGGCCGCGAATTGGAATGCTTCCCGCGCCTGCTGGATGAAGAAGCCCGCAACGAGGCCGCCGGCGATGCCGGCGACTACCGTCTTCATCTGCGTGAAGCTGGCGACGATCCCACGGTTGGCGGCGACCGTCCGCGTCTGCGCGCGGCGCAGGCCGCTCTCATAGGCGGCCGTGTCGATTCCCATCACGACCCGGAGCGCGCCGATCACGGACATGGCGGCTCCTTTCGTTTCGTCTTGGGCGGCGGGCTGGCGGCAGCGAGCGCCTCGTGCGGGTTGAGCACCGCGCGCCAGGCGCGCACGTTGGCGCCCATCTCGGCGAGGCTCTGCCGCTCTGGCGCTGCGGCCTTCTTCCGCCGCGCTTTCCTGCCGGTCAGCTTCTCGATCGAGGGGATCGCGTTCGGCTTGTGGTGGGCGAAGGCGGTGAGCTGCGCGGCGAGGCGCAGCGTCGCCAGATCGTGATCTAGTCGGTCCTCGAGGCCGCCCAGGGCCGCTTCAAATTCGCGGGGGCTGGTCTTCCAGAAGGACGCGACGTCGTAGCCGGCGCGGCACCACAGGCGGATCAGCGCGTCGCTGTCTACCTTTTGGGGCCTTTGGGCCGCGCCGGCGCTTTTTTTGGGGTGCCGCCTTTCGCCGCCGGCAGGTCGTTCTGCTGCCCCGTGAAGATGAGGCGCAGCGCGCCCTCGAGGCCGAGCTCGTCCATGATCTCGGCCACGGCATCCCCGTCGAAGTCGGCCTCGATCTCGAGGCCGGCGGCGATCAGGGCGCTGAGGTGCGAGTGGCGCAGGCGCGCCGCGGCCAGCATCAGCCGCTCCGGCTGCTCGAGCATCTCCGGCGTGATGCCCGGAAGCATGTCGGCGAAGATCTCGCCGAGCGGTTTGTCATACCGCTCCTCGAGGCGGCAGATTGCCGCCCAGCCGAACTTGAAGCGCCAGGTCCGGCCGAGCGCCTTGAAGGTGGTCGCATCGACAGCCATGGCCTAGCTCGCGGCCTGCGTCGCCGAGCCCGAGACCTTGGCGGTGAACGTCGCCGTGCCGGCGGCGTCGGTGCCGAGCTCGCCGACCTCGTAGGAGAGCGGGATGCAGGTGCCGGTGACGTCCTGGGTGGTGCCGTCGGTCTCGACGACGACGAGCTTGAACGCGCGCGCGGTGCGGGCGGCGAGCGCGGCCAGGATCTTGGTGTCGGTCGTGCTGCCCGGGCTGTACCACAGCCCGATCTTGAGCTCGCCGGGATCCGCGAGGCCGGGGATGAAGGTGCGCACGCCGCCGACGGAGCCGTGATGGGTGCTCTCGAGCGAATCGACGGTAAGGTTCGGCCGGTTGACCGAAGTGACGCCGTCGAACTTGACCAGGCCGGAGCCATCGTGCAGGTAGAATTTCGCGCCAAACGGCAGGACCGCTTCGTCGGCCATGATCTAATCCCTTTCATGCAAAGAAAAAGGCGGCCGGCGGCCGCCTCAGCGTGGTTCAATTCTTGCGGACTCAACTTGCCGGCTGGTGCCAGACCGTGAAGTCGCGGACCGCGCAGGGCACCAGCGTGCCGTCGCCCAGCTCGGCGGGTGCGAGATCCGTTTCCATCTCGAGGAACGCGCCCTTGAACGCGGTTGTCCCGGTCGTGCCCTTGGCCTCGATCGCCGGGGTCAGCGCGTCGGCGACGTCGACCGCCGCCTCGAGCGTCTCACCCCAGCATTTGAATCGCACCCGGGGACGGGCGAGGCCCATCGCGCCGCCGTGATGGTAGAGGCGCCCAGCGCCGAATATCTCGATCGTCACCGCCGGCAGCAGGCCATCTCGCGGACGCTGCAGCCAGTGCACCCGCGCCGCGACGAGGGCGGCCAGATCTGAAGCGACGCGCAGCTTCGTCTTCAGGTCGGCCCGGAACGCCATCGGTCAGCCCCTCGCTCCGCTGCCGCGCGCCAGGCTCTTGTCGATCGCCGCGGCGAGCTCGACCTTGATAACCTCTAGCGCCAAACCGCGCGTGCTCTCCCAGCCGCGCGTGAACCAGCCGGTGGTGCCGCGATTGTAGAATTCGGTCAGCGCCGCATACTGCGTGACGCCAGTCGTCCCGTCGGCCGCGATGCCGATATTGAGTTGCGCCGTGGATTTCACCGTGCCGGCGTCCTGGGCGGCCTGGTGCCTGGTCAGCTTCGTACCGGCGGCCGGGCTGGCGGCGAGGTGCCCGGTCAGGCCCCGCGGTGCATTGGCCCTCAGCACGTTGACGACCATTGGCGCCGCCTTGCGCAAGGTCCGCACCAGCACCGCCTTGCGGGTGCGGTTCGGCAGCTGACGCAGCTTTTGCTCGAGCTCGCGGAATCCGAACGTCCGGACCGTGACAGTGCCGACCATCTACGGCGCCGCTCGCGCCCTGCGCCGCCTGCCCTTCAGCGAGCCGCCGCGGTGGCCGTCGCCGTCATGGTCGAGCGGGTCGGGCGCCGGCGCAAGGTGCGCCGGCATCGCGGCCTCGGCCAGGACGCGCGCCTCGATCAGCTGGTCGGGATCGGGGTGTTCGTAGACGTCGCGGATCCGCTTCGAATAAGTGGGCCCGGCGCGCGCTTCGCTGGCGCCGTCCGGATAAACGGGCCCGTAGGCGTTGCCGTGCTGCTTCAGCGTCAGCACCCACATCAATTTTCTCCGATGATGACGACGCGGTAGGTGACGCCGGTGGTGCCGCCGCTGTTGGCGATCTTGAGGATGTCGCCGGTGTCGGCGGTTACCGCCAGCCCGGTGGCGCCGCGGCGCGTGACCAGGAAGACGTCGCCGGGCCCGAGGTTGATCTTGTCGGTCGCGTCGCCGAACGGGCCGGTGAAGGTGTTGGTGGCCGCGCCGCCGATCACGACATTGTTGGTGTTGCCGGCGTTGGCGACGATCAGGATCGCCTTGATCGCGGTGAAGGTGATCGTGCTGCCGAGCGCGTTGGTCAGCGAGGCGGCGAGATCGAGATTCTCGGTGGCGCTGGCCGCCAGCGTGCGCTCGTCGCAGAAGACGTTCTGCGCCTGGTCGGCGCCGGCGCCGTCGCTGAACAGCATCTCGAACGTCTCGATGAAGTCGTGCCTGGGCAGCGGCGTCATGTCGCTCGAGCCGATCAGCGAGCACGCGAGGCTCAGTTTCAGGGTGGCGGCAAGCGTGGTCATCTCAGGGCTCCTTGAAATTGGTGACGGCGACGATCTCCCGGCCTTGGCGCCGGCCGATCTCGGTGTTGCTGTGGATGTCCCAGATGACATCCTCGAAGACGATGCGGTGGGTAAGGGGCGCGATCGCGGCCGCTTCCGTCGACCATAGGATCGTGAACGTCGCCGGCGCCGAAGCTTCGAGCCGCGCCGCCGCGGGGGCCTCGCCCGCGGGCCTTGCCCCGGGCGGCGCTGCGCGCGCGACCTTCGTCCAGCGGGTGATATAAGGCAGCCAGCTCCCCACTTCCTCGCCGAGGGTGTTCTCAACCATCACTACGCGCTGAAACGCGACGCGACGGTCCAGCTCGCCCTTGCGGATCACGTCAGATCCCGACCGCGCGGTAGGGCGCGATCAACGCATCGACCGCCATCGGCAAATCATTGACGATGGTGCCGACGATCGTCGCCTCGCGATTCCCGTAGAGATGGCCGACGATCAGCTTGGCGGCGTGGATGATCGGCGCCGGCACGGCCCCGGCCGCGCCGTAGCCGCAGACCCAGGTGATCGTGACCGCGTCCGGCCTTATGTCCAAATTCGGCCAGGTCGAGCCGTCGTCGAGCACCACGCACGGGCCGATCGCGTCGGTGACCGCGCGATAGTTGGTCGAGGCGAAGGTCTGCGACGTGCCGGCGGTGTCGTAATATGTGACCGAGGAGACCGACTGCAGCGGCCCCAGCGGCAGCCGAAGCACCGGCCCGCACGGAAAGGCGTTGAACTTTCGCGACCAGGTCTGCGTGACTAGCGCCCGGCCGATGACGCCGGCGAAGCCGTCGAGGTGACCCTCCGCGGCCGCGACCAGGGCGGCGATGTAGGCATCGTTGTCGCTGTCGTCGACGCGCAGGTGCGTCTTCGCGTCGCCCGTGCTGAGCAGCGATTCGGCGGGCGCGACTGTCCGCACCGGCAGCAGGGCCGTCGGCGACATGGGGCGCCCTCCTAGATCGTCGTGAAGTGGAAGGCGCCGGCCTTCGTATCGCCGCCGTCCGCCAGCACGATCTTGATCCGGCCATTGACCGCGATCAGGTCATTCACAGCCGTGCCGCCCGCCGCGTAGAGCGAGGCCACGCCGGCGGTCGAATGCGTCGCCTGCCTGGGCGCCCGGGTCGCCGAGGCGTTGACGTTCTGCTCCGCCCACAAGGTTTCGCCGGTGTCTTCCAACGTGATCGTGAAGTCGACGCCGTCAGTATAGCTGGCGGCGCCGGGCTTCACGTAGCGGATCTGGCTGAGCAGGCCGTTGACCTGGTCGGAATAGGCCGTGGCGCTGCCGTCGGCCGCGGTGGTCACCGTGACCGAATGGATCTCGACGTGCATGGCCGTTCCTTCCCTGCGGCCGCCTAGCGGCTGATCAGCGCGACGAGGTGGATGGCGGGAGAGCCGCCCGCGCCGCCGCCGGTGACGGTGAACGCGATCGCCTGGCCGGCGGTGACGGTCCGCGCCGCGGTCGGCGTGGCGACGTCGACGTCGCCGGCGCCGGACGCCGCGGTGGCGATAGTCACGACGCCGTTGGTGACGCCGACGCCGCCGATGCTGGCGGTGATCGTGATGTCGGCGGTGGCGACCGCGCCGTCGATCACCGTGTAGATCTTGGCGATGTCGCCGGCGTGCGGCGCGATGGCGTAATAGACCGCCTCGGCCGAGCCGTCGGCGATGTCGAGGCTGATCGGATAGGCGTTGAGCTCGGCCGCGGTGGCGGTGACGCCGTCGAGGATGTTGAGCTCGTTGACGTCCGCGGTGATGCCCGCGAGCGCGTTCAGTTCGGCGGCCGTGGCGGTGACCGCGACGTCGTCGATGGTGAGGGCGCGGTCGCCCTGGCGGAATGCAGCAGCGCCCATGGCGGCCTCCTGGAAAATGAAAGGGGAGAAAGCGAGGGGCGGCGGCCGCGCGAGCGCGCCGCCGCCCCTATGCTCAGACGTACGGCGCCAGCGTCGGCGGGTTGGCGGTCGGCTCGCGCGAGGGCTCGCCGAGCAGCCAGATGCCGGCCATGAACAGATTGCCGGTGTTGGCGGTGGTGTCGTCGACCGTGGCGCGCAGGTAGCGCTGGTTGCCGACATAGCCGATCTTGCGGCAGCCCGCGTCGGCGGCGAAGGTGAACCCCGCCAGCAGCTCGGTGCCGTTGAGATAGGCGTCGTCGACCGCGGTGAAGGTGGTGCCGTCGGGGCTGTCCTCGATCAGCACCGACCAGACGGCGTCGGCATCGGTGAGGGTGCCGAGGGCCAGCACCAGCATCGCGGCGCCGTAGCCGCGGCGGTCGAGGACCGCCGAGACCTGGGCGGTGCCGTCGGTGACGGCGGCCTTGGGCGGGAACGCGACGACCATGTCGAGTTCGCTCATCATATCGCGCATGATGCGATTCCTTTTTCGATTGGGATGAAGAGGGAGGCGGCGGGCGGCCGGGCCGCCCGCCGGTGGCGATCGCGCCTAGATGAACTTCATCAGCTTGATCGCCTCGAAGTTGATCACCGCCCCGCCGGTGCGCTTGGTCGTGTAGAATTTGACGTAGGGCTTGGCGGTGTAGGGATCGCGGAGCACGCGGATGCCCTGACGGTCGACGATCTGATAGCCCTGCAGGAAGTCGCCGAAGGCGAGCGAGAGCGAGCTCGCGCCGAGCGCCGGCATGTCCTCGGCGCGGATCGCGCCGTGGCCGTAGATCGTCTCCGGCTGGCCGGCGACGAACGACGGCTGCCAGATGTAATTGCCCATGCCGTCCTTGAACTTGCGGATCTTGGTGATCACGGTCCGGCGGGTGACGAAGCGGGCGTTGGGCAGATAGTCGACCTTCAGCGCGCCCATCAGGTCGTGGATCTTGTCGACCGGGTTGGACGACGGGAAGTCGCCCGACGTGCCGGTGGCGATGTGGCCGAGCGACCCCCAGGCCACGCCGGTGCCGGTGTCGGCCAACGTGGCGTAGCCGGTGAAGCCGCGGATGCGCGCGGCGGCGCCGGTGACGAACTCGGCATTCTCGAACCGGCCGATCTTGCCCGACACCTTGTTGCCGAGCCACGCCTCGACGTCGACCGCGGCATCGTCCAGCAGCTGCTGGGTGGCCTTGGGCTCGGTGTCGAGGATGTGGACGTCGATCCGCCATTTGCCGAGCTGGGCCGTGGACGAATCGCTGCCCTGGCTGTGCTCGCCGGCATAGCCGGCGCCGCCCTCGCCGAGATCCTCCATGCCCTCGAGCGCGTCGCTCGAGATGGGCTGGATCGAGGCGATCTGGCGGATCGGCGAGGTCTCGTAGACCTTGGTGACGATGCGGCCGGAAATGTCCGGGGTGACGAAATAGCCGCCGTCCGGATCGGAGCCGACGCTGAGCGTCTTCACCTCGTCGGGGGTCAGCACGCGATCGTCGCAGCGCAGGAACCTGCCGAACGCCGCCTTATATTCGTCGTAGCCGGCGTCCTCGATCGGCGTGAACGGACGCTTCCGCTCGGCCGCCACCGAGCCGAGGAGGATGTTGAATTCCTTCACCTCGAGCTCGCGCTTGGCGCCGTCGCCGTCGCCCTTGACGCCGAGCCGCTGCATGCGCAGCTCGAGATCCTCGCGCTCCTTGACCTCGGCCGCGATCTTCGCGTCGAGCGCGACCTTCGCCTCGAGCGCGTCGTCGAGCGACTTCTCGATCTTGCCGATCTTGTCGGTCAGGAGCGGGTCGGCGGTGAGCTTGGCCTTGATCTCGGCCAGTTCCTTCGCATGCGTGGTCTTGAATTGCTCGAAGGCGGTGCCCTGATCTTCGATCAGCTTTTTGATTTCCACAGTCATGGTTATTTCCTCTCGGAGATGAGTCCAATATTGCGGCGCACGAGCGCCGCGATTTCGGCTTCGTCCTCATCCCGAGGCTCCGATGCCTTGAAGCCGCCGGCGGCGATTGCCTTGGCGGCCGCGTTCGAGAAGCCGCCTGCGTCCCGCAGCCACTCCTCGAAATCTCTGATTGTCTTGATCTCGCCGGCGGCCTTGATCGAATCGATCAGCGCCTGGTCGTTGGAGCCCTCGCCCAACAGCGAAACCTCGTAGAGCTTCACGGACTGGAGCAGGCGCTTGACGTCGCCGGAATTGCCCCGCTCGAACTTCACGGGCTTGTAGCCGATCGACAGCGCGTTCAGCGCGCCGTCGCTCATCAACTCGTAATTGTACCGGCCCTCGTCGGTGTTGATGCCGGAGATCTTGCCCTTGACCGCCAGGCCCTTGGCGTCCTCGCTCATCGCGGTCCACACGCCGATCGGCTTGTCGGAACCCGTGAAGGGGTTGATCGCGCTGCCGTGCATCATCTTCATCGCCGGGAGGCGCCCGCGGCCCTTCCACTCGGCGAGCGTGTCGGCGAACGCGCCGGGCGAGATCACGTCGCCGTGGCTGTCGACGTTGCCGAAGACGGCGCCGTAGCCGGAGAATTCGCCGGTCTTCGCATCGACGCCGTCGGCGGCGAATTTGAATTCGATCCGCTCCATCAGCAGCGCTCCTTGATTTCGATTATCCGGCTCAGGCCAAAGTCCTGGACGAGAGCCACGAGATCGCTGCCCGGCGCGATCGTGTCGCTCTCGACGGCGAGCGCGATCACGCCGCGGCCGAGACATTCCTTTGAGCCGACGATCCGCGCTCCGGACGGCAACATCGTGCCGATGCTCGGCAACAGCTCGATCGAGACGAGCAGGCGGCCGGTCGGCATGCTCATGCTCCTCCCGCGTTCGGGTCGGCGTTGGCGTTGGGGTCGGGCGCCTGCGGGCCCATCGCGGCCTCGCCGAGCTCGTCGGCCCAGACCTCGTCGGCCTGGTCGAGCTCCTCGAGCCCGCGCACCTCGTTCTGTTTCATCCACGGCCTGCCGCCGCCGGTGCCGAGCGCCTTGGCGTAGTAGTCGGCCCGGTCCGTGGCGGCGCCGCGCATCAGCGCGTTGGGGTTGAGCTTCGTGTAATAACCCTCGGCGCGATCGCGATCGCTGAGCAGGGCGACGTCGGCCGACTGCTGGATGTTCTCGTACCAGGGCATAAGGGTGTGGACGACGTGGGCGAGGAACATCTGCTCCGCGCTCGCATAGGTCGCCGCCTTGTCGGCCTGGCCGACCATGATCGGCATCACCCGGAAGACCCGGCAGACCTCCTCGACCTGGTGCTTGCGCATCTCCAGCGTCTGCGCCTCGACGCCGGTCATCTGGATCGGCTCGAACTTCGCGCCCATGTCGCCGATGATCGGCTTGCCGGCGCGGTCGCCGCCCTGGGTGTGACGCTCCAGCCACTTGTCGATTTGCTCGAACTTCTCCAGGCCCATCTTCTCCTGGACCGAATAGAGGCCGGAGATCCGCGCGCCGTTGCGGTGCGAGTCGGCCTGGCCGGCCTCGATCGCCATGGTCAGCCCGATCGCGTCGCGCGCGAGCTTGACCGCCTCCATGCCCATCCAGCCGTTCCAGCTCGGCCCGCGCAGATGCCAGATCGTCGCCGGGTCGTGCTCGACCGGCGCGCCGTTCTGCTTCTGCTCGAAATAGCGCAGGCGCCCGTCGGGCTCGCGCCGGACCGTCATCCGGCCGGGCTCGATCGGCTCGAGCGAGCGCAGCTCGCGCGCGCTGCCGACCATCCCCTTCCAGACGAAGGCATTGCCGGTCAGCAGGACGTGGAACAGGATCGTCTGGCGGAATTCGAAGCTGGTCTGCCAGCCGTTGGGCCGGCGGTAGAGCAGGTCGTAGGCGGCATGGTCGACCGCCGCGATCCGGCTCCCCGACATCTCGCGATGGACCCGCCACGGCACCTGGGCGCAGCCGTCCGCGATCACCCGGCAACAGTCGAGCACCGTGGTGACCGCCAGCGCCGAGCTCCAGGTGACGACGGCGCCCGCCTGCGACAGGCGGCCGACGCTGCCCATCACCTGCTCCAGCTCGCGGCTGGTCATCTTCGCTTCGACGCCCGCGGTGAGCGTCCCGAACAGCCCTCCCATCAGGCGCGCTTGGCGCCGCGGGCGTGCAGCAGGGCGCCGGCGAGCAGCAGCAGCCCGGCGACGACGAACCCCGCCGGCGCATAGACCAGCCAGGCGCCGTAGGCGACGAGGCCGGCGCCGGCGAGGCCGGCGGCGTCGCGCACGAATTCGGAGCGCTTCATGCCGCCGTCTCCCAGAATGAGCGCACCTGTTCCTCGGCCGCCATCGACAGGCCGACGGCGCCGATCAGCGCCACGGGGCTGTCGATCTTCAGATGATGCTGGCCGTCGGGCTTGTTGGGGTAGACATTGTCTTTCCGGTCGAGCTTCGCGACGACGTTCGAGACTTCCCACTCCATGACCTTGCAGCCGTTGTGCCGGATCCGGCGGGCCCGGATCAGCGCGTCGAGCTGCTTCATCGGCTCCGAATAGTTGAGCACCGTCTGCCGGTACTCGATCACCGGGACGTTCTTGGCCTGCAGCCGCGTCACCAGATAGGTTGCCTGGAACGGATCGTAGGCGACCTGGTCGACGTCGAAGATCTCGGTCGCCGTGATGATGGCGGCCTCGATCTCGGCATAGTCGATGATGTTGCCCGGCGTGACGTCGAGCAGCTGCTCGGCGTCCCAGCCGGTATAGGCCTCGACGTTGGCGACCGTGTCGGCCGGCAGGAAGTAGCGGCCGATCCGGATGTACGGATCCTCGGCCGACGCCTCGCCGTCCAGCGGCTCGAACAGATATTCGAGCGCGGCGATGTCGATCTTCGACGAAAGGTCCAGGCTGAGCTTGCAGCGCCGGCCCTGCAGGTGGGGCAGCGCCAGGCAGTCGACCGCCCGGGCCGGCATCGCCGGATCCGTGCAGCGCCGCCAGGCCTCGATGTCGAAATAGGCGGACCGCGCCGAGACCCAGAGGTTGAGGTGCTTCGTCTTGAAGATGCCCGCCTTGCGCGGCGTCTGGACGGCGTCGCGCTGGCGGGACCTCAGGAAGTCCGAATTGACCGACACGCCCCAATTGGGGTTGGCCTTGATCAGGGCGGCTTCCGACTTCCAGTCGTCGCCCTTGTCGATCGTATATTCGAGGTAGAAGAGCTCGTCGTTCTGGCGGACGCCCTCGAGCACCTTCCGGTGATCCTGGATGTCGGCGTAGCACGGGCCCGCGAGGTTATCGCCGGCGGTGGTGACGATGACCTGCAGCGGCTGCTCGCGCGCCGCCATGCCGGTCTCCATCGTGTTGACCTGGTCGCGATCGGCGTGCTCGTGATATTCGTCGTGCAGCGCGCAGCTGGGCGATGCGCCGTCGCCGGGCTTGCCGATCACCGGCTCGAACCGGCTGCCGTCGCCGGCGATCTGCAGCGTGTTGGCGCCGACCTCGATCTCGAACCGATGCTTGAGTGGCGGCGTCCGCTGGATCATCAGGCGCGCCGGCCGGAAGATCTCCCAAGCCTGCTTCTCGTTGGTCGCGCCCGAATAGACCTCGGCGCCGAACTCGCCGTCGAAGCAGAACATGTAGACGCCGATCGCCGCGGCCAATGGCGACTTGCCGTTCTTCCTCGGGATGACGAGAAAGGCGATGCGGAACCGCCTGAGCCCGCTCGCTTTCTTCACCCAGCCGAAGATGCTGGCGACGATGAACAACTGCCACGGCTCGAGCCGGAGCAGGCTCTTCTGGGCCGCCCACTTGCCCTTGGTGTGGGGCAGCAGCTCGATGAACCTGCAGGCGCGCGCCGCCTTGCCGGCGTCGAACCGGAACGGATACGCCTTGCGCCGGCTCTTCCCTAGATCGCCGAGGTGCCTTTTGCAGGCCAGGCGCACCCACCTGCAGGCCGGTATCTTCCTGCCGACGACGTCGCGGGCATAGCCCTCGGCGATCGCCGCATAATCTCGCGCCGCAGACACATCAGCCTAGCCGGCCGCCGCCGGCCCGATGAAGAACGGGAGCACATAGAAAAACCCGGGAAGCGCGAGCTTGAGCCCGGCGGCGTTGAGCAGCTCGAGGAAGCGATCACGCTGCGCATTGTCCAGGTGCTCGAAGTAAAACTTCTGCTGACCACGCTCCGCCGACCGAATGTAGACCTTGTACCGTTTGTCGGTTGGGATCAGCTCGGCGCCGGCTTCGACCTGCTCCATGAAGTCGTCTGGATGAAGCGACCCGCAATAGCTGCAAGTCCGGTCATCGCGCCAGTTCGCCGTGATACCCATACAGAACATCCGCGACGTCGGCGCGAGAGGGCAAGCATGCGACATGGCCACCTCAGAAGTCGAAGGGGTTGGCGTCGGCCTTGCGGCCGCCGCCGAGCTTCAGCGCCGTCATGGGGCTGAGCATCAGCTCGCCGAGCAGCGATTGGGCGTGGCGCATCGCGTCGGCCCGCATGGCGACCGCAGGATGGGCTCGCTTCATCACCGTGATCACCGCCTTCTCGCCGGTGCCCTTAATTGACTTCGATTCGCAGATGTCGCCGTCGATGCTGATCACCGCCGACAGCCGCTCGACGTCGGCCAAGCGCCGAGCCAGCAGGGTCACGACGAGCTCGTAATGCGGGCTCGGCCGCTTCTGCTCCTCGAGGATCCGGACGATGCCGCCGAAGTAGCGCAACTCATCGTCGCCCAGGTCGGCCGGCGCCACCATCGTGCCGATCGGCACGTTCGCGGGCAAACCCTCACCGGGCGCTAGGACCTGCCCGTCGATCGCGTCGGCCTTCGGGCCCTGGCCGAATTTAGTCCCGCGCTGCAGCCGAAGCGCCGGCAGCTTCGGCCTACGCCCCGCGCCGGGGCGCGAACCTCCGCTCGCCATAGGTTCCAAGCCCCTCGAACTTTTTCCCTTTGAATTCGTCCATGTAAAAAGTGTCTCCCCCATGGCGGGGTCCAGCGTTTCGGCCCAGAGATTGACCCTCCCCCTCCCCTCTTCAGGGTCGGCGGAGGTCGAGATGTGGTGTGGTGGCACAGGCAGTCAGTCGGCTGCATCGCCGACGCGGCCGGGCCGCGGCCGGCGCTCGGCGCGGCACTTCGCGACCATCTTCCGACGGTTGCACTCGCTGCACAGGGCCTGCTTGTTCTCCCGCGCGTCCCACAGTGGGTCGGGCAGGTCCTCGTCGACGTGGTCGACCTCTTGACTTGCGACCGTCAGGCCGTTGGCCAGGCAGCGCCGGCACAGCGGCTCCTCGGCAAGGATGCGGCGGCGCTCGTCGACGCCGGCGCGGCCGCGTTTGCGGCGGTGGGCGTTCCTGCCCGGCGCGGACCAAGGCCTGCGCGCCTGGGCTATGCCGGCGCGGAACCGTGGCGGCTGCGTCGGCACGATCAGTGCGGCGCGATCGTGCCGGCCTGCTCGATCCGCGTCAGGAAGAAACTGTCGGCGCCCGCGTCGATCTTGAAGCCGAGCGCCTCGAGCGCCTTGCCCGTCTTGCCGCCCGCCTTCAGCAGCTTCAGCGTCGCTGCCCGGTCCAGGCTATGCTTCGTCTTGGTGGTGAGGTTGCCGAAGCGCGTGCCGCGCAGCGCCTCCACCGCCTTGTCGTCGTCGTCGAAGCCGTGCGCCAGCTTCGCGCCCGAGGCACGCGATCCGATCTCGCAACCGCCAAGCTCGATCGACTTGCGCTTCTCCGCCAAGGCGGCCCTGCCCTTGGCCGTCCACCAGCGCTCGGCCCTCGCCGCGATCGCGGCGAGCTCGGTGAGTAGCGGCGCCAGTTCGGCGTCGGCCTGGGCATTGGCGCTGGCTATCGCGGCGTTGCGGGTGGTCTCAATGAAGGCGGCTGCTTCGGCGAGCTCGCCATAATGTTCGAGCAGCGCCGTCGCCTCGGCGACGTTCCGCGGTGTCTTGGGCGCACTCATGCCCGCGCACCGGATGCGAGCTGGTCGATAACGGCGCCCATGATACGGGCTTGAGCCAGCTGCGCGATCGCGGCGCGGCCGGCGCGGACCTCGCGCTCGACCTGCTCGAGGAAGCCGCGCGTGACGCCGACGCCGACGCCGGCGACGGGCGCGGCCGCGATCCTGCTCCGCAGCGCATCGAGGTCGAGTGGCTGCTCGCTCACCAGGCCCCTCGCGAGCGCCCGTCGGGCAAGAGCTCGATCTTGAGCGGCGCATTGACCGGACCTGTCGGCGTCGGCGCGCAAAAGACGGCTCGAAGGCCGTCGGCGATCGCCTCGGCCTCGGCGACCCGGGCCTCATACTCGCGGTGCGAGGTCGCGAAGCCGCTGCGGACGTCGCGGATTAGGACGTCGAGCCGGTCGCTCAGCCGCTCGAGGCGGTCGGGGGAATCGGTAGGGCGCCGCGACACCGGCTCTGACCGGAAAGGCGTGCGGGCGGCGGCGCCCTGGCAGGCGCCCGTGGCGCCCGCCCGGAGGGCGTGATGCGTGGACATCGCGGCGCCTCCTGAAAATGAAAAAGCCCGCCTGGGGAGGGCGGGCTGGTTCAGCCTTGCTGCGCGGGCGCAGGTGTGGCGGGGTCGCTTTGCCCCTTGTTGAGATCGTTTGGCAGTCGCTTTTTTGTCAACGGGTGCAGTTTCGGGACGGAGCTAAATCCCCGCCTACGCCGCAGCCAGGCTGGCGTCGTCGACCTCGCGCCGGACATGGCCCAGGATCTTCCACCACAGGTTCAGCGCCTCGACCAGCAGCCGCTTAGCCCTGACGACGCCGATCCGGCGCCGGCGGGCGACGATCGTCACCCCCGCGTCCTCGACGATCATCTCGATCACGGCCACGGCCGAGCCGCCCAAGGCGGCCCGCCAGCGCGTGTAGGCTATTTCCCGCCGCACGTGCGCGACCCGCTCCTCGAAGTCGCCGCGGCGCCCGCCATCGATCCGCGTCTCGAGACTGGCCGTGCGGACCTTGACGTCGCTGGCGATCCGCTCGGCCGCCTCGCGGATCTGCACGGAGGCGGCGAGCTGGTCCGCGTCGATGGCGCCGCTCTTCCACAGCCGCGCCAGCGCTCCCTGGCTTTGCCGGGACGCATGATCGCGTGTCTCCGCTGTGCCCTCGTGCTTATGATCCCAGCGTTCGAGCAGCTGGGCGCGCCCCTTGCGCAGGGTACGCTCGGCCGCGGCCTTTTCCGGATGGCGTCGGGCCCAGGCAATGTGCCGCGCCTCCTCCGCACGCGACAGCGCCGCCGCGGCCAACTTGCGAGCTCGCTTGCTGGGCCTGGCGCGCGCGATCGTCGCGCGCATGCTCGCGGCCTCAGCCGGTTTCATCTCCATCATGATTCCCCACCCCGACCTCGTCGGCCCGAGGATGGTCCAGGACGGGCAGCCCGGACAGTCTCCTTTCCGTCAACGCCCCCGGGTCGATCCGCCAGCCGAGCGCTGCCAGCCTGACCAGCAGCGAGGCCTCGCCGATCGCGCCGCCGGCGTCATCCGGCAGCGTGATGCCGCGCCCCTTACCCGCTGCCTTTCGGATCTGCGCCTCGCGGCTCAATTGGCCGACGAGCTTGGAGGCGCGCTGGCGGCTGATGCCGAGCGCCGCGCCGATCTCGCTGAGGCTGGGCGACGCTCCCCATTGGGCGAAGTAGCCCTTGATGAAGTCGAGCGCCTGCAGCTTTCGGCTGCGCATCGTCGGCGTAAGGCGGGACGGGCTCCCCATGTCTGCGACAGTAACGCAGAACGGGTGTATGGAACATGGACGCCGGCGATGTAGGGCACGAGCGACGGCCGCCCAGTATTTCTGACATTTGTTAGTGGCGCGATCTCGGATGCTATTCGAAGGTCACCCCTAGGTCGCTGGCCATCGCAACACGGCGCCCGCTCCGATAGCCATAGGCGACGACGTAGTCGTTCAACCCGCTGGGCGCGCGACCGCGCAGATGTGAACAGAGGAAGAGCAGCATCAGGCCACGCTTGCCGTCGGCAGACGCCATGGACCAGCTCGTATCTTCCACCTCGATCCGATTGCCTCTTTCGCGCCTGATCAGGCCGTCTGCGCGTGCGCGCGAGACGGCGGCATCGCATGGCCCAGGATCGCGTGCTGCTTCTGGGGCGGCCGCGGGCCCCATCGCCCCGTTTTCCGGTCCAGTCAGGCCGGCAATGACGATCAAGGCCACAGCGATGAGTAAGGACAGCCCGCACCCACTCATGGTCCGGCTGCGGTGAATCGGGGCGCCAGGGCGCGCCACGCTGAACTCATGCCCGCAAAAGCGACAGACGATGGCCTCTGCCTTGACCATTTCCGCGCACCGCGGGCACTTCTTTTCGAGACTGCTCATGCGCCGCCCCTGCTAACCCGTCGGTTCGGCCTCAATCTCCACTGGGCCATAGTCGCGCCAGCTGGTCGACGAGGTCGGCCGCGCGGAGAATTAGCGCTCCTCGCGAGGTGTTTCGCCTTGCGCAGTCTGTAACGCCCCTTCGGCGGCGCGCATCACCTGAGCCTTTGCGTCGGGCGGGAGCTTGCGGAATAGGGCTAACAACGCCTCCTCCTCCGTCGTCGGTGGGCCCGTCTGCAGGCCAACCTGGTCCTCGCCTGACGCCACTCCCACTCCTTCGCGGAAAGTCCCCGCAGGGGCCACGATACCGTAACAACCCCGTAATGACCATGGCGGTTCCGATCACTTACCCGTGCCAGGCGTAGTGTCGGCGGCCATCCGTCGAATCAGGCGGGTCAGCGCCGCCCGATCGCCCTTCGGCATCTGACGGTAGATGCTGAGCAGCCGGGCCTCGTCCGAAGTTAGCTGATCTTCCGGCATCTCACCTTGCGGGTCGTCTGTCTCGCCCGCTAAGTAAGCTGCGGACACGCCGAGCGAGCGCGCGATCCGATGTAAGTGTTTGGAACTTTGGGAGTGGCCCCTAATTAGTGCGTTAATTGTCGACTGCCGGAGCTTGAGGCGCCTCGCTAGTTCGGCCTGCGAAATACCGCGGTCCAAAAGGAGACGTTCAATTCTTTCGCCGATGATCACGTTGGCTTCCCTACCGAATTGGCGATAGGCGCGCCCCATCGATTTTTCGATTGACGTAACCTAACGGAATTCCGATAGGTTGTCATATGAACGAATCAGCAGCATTCGCGTCGCCACTGGCCCGCGCCGTCCGCGTTGTCGGCGGGCAGTCGGCGTTCGGCCGGCTCATCGGCCGACCGCAGTCGATAATCTCCGATTGGCTGAGGTTGGGTAAGCCGCTTCAGGCCGAGTACGTTCTGAGGGTCGAAGCGGTGACCGGCGTTAGTCGTCACGAGCTTCGCCCCGATCTCTACCCCCATGCCGAGGCTCCTGATCCCGCCGCCCAGCTTTCGCATTCTCGGTCTACCGTCCCCGCAGGGCGCACCTTAGCGGGAGGGCCGCCGGCCGACACGATCGATCGGCGGCCCAAATTGCGACTAGGCGAGGCAGCGCGTTGAGCCGCCCCGGGGCCTCCCCGATCAGGGCGGCGACGCCCGCGCAGATCGACCTCCTTGTGGCGTCCGGCCGCGCGGTCCTCAGCAGTTTCCGCGCGAAGTTCGAGGCCGGCACCTTGCCGTCGGCGCAACACGCCCCGCTCCTCCTCCTCGAGGACGCCCTTATTCCCTTCGCCGGCTATCCGGGCGGGCAACCGCCACTTGGGGGTTCAGCCGACGAACGGCCGCCGGGCTCCGCCATTGGCCTGGCGGGTCCGGCGGCCGGCTCGAATCGAAGCGACGTCGCATGACCGGGGCCGGCGCCATCATCGTAGCCGTCGGCTTCGGTGGCTTCGCTCTCGGCTGGCTCGCTGGCTACTATGCTGGGAGGTCGCCCCGGTGACCACGGCGCTCGCATTTCTTGGCCTGGTCGCCTTCGCCTTCTCCGCTTTTATGGGCGTCCTCACTGGATATTCAGCGGGCGGGGGCTCGTTCCGATGAGGAAGCTCCGCTCCGCCCTGACCTTCGAGCGCGCGTTCACCGAGCTCGCCCGCGCCCCGGAGGTGGCGCCGCCCGCTGCGGATGATGCTGCCGGCTGCGGCTGAGCCGCGGCCGTCTGGAGCAAGGCCTCCCCGTTCAAGCGTCACCTGAACACCTCAGCCACCCGCCGCCCTACCGGCGGGACGGCCTTTCTGTTGCCTGGAGAAAGGACCCCGGATGACCGATATCCAAGCCGCGCCCGCGCCCGCCCAAGTGGCGATGACGCCGGGCCGATATCTGCGCCTTCGGCGCGAGGCCGCCGGCCTCACCCTCCAGCATGTCGCGATCATCCTGGTGCCGGCCGGCCGAAAGACGGCGGCCGAAGATCGAGCGATATTCCGGCGTGACGTAGCGAATCTCGAGGCGGACCAGCTGGGCGGCGGCAACCAGGTCGGCTTGGTCGACCTGCTCAGCTCGATCTTCTCGTTCGATTCGGCAATCTATTGGCTGCTCGTCGGCCGCGCCGCGGATCCGGACAGCGAGGTCCCGGTGCCGCAGATCTGCCGCGGCTGCGGCTGCACCTGGAACGACGCCTGCATTGATGGCGCCCGGGGCTGCGCCTGGTCGGCGGACGATCCGACCCTCTGCACCGTCTGCGAGCGCAAGGAGTCAGCCAATGAGGCATGACCCTTCGCTCGCCCGCCTCGTCGCGCCGGGCCGGCGCCGGCTGGCTCTCGCTCGCCTCGATCGGCTGACCGGCGTCATAGCCTTGGCCGCGGCCGCGGCCGCTTTCGCGCTCGTCCCGGGCCGCCTCCTTTTCACGATAACCATGGGGAGCCTGATCAATGGCTGAAGGAAGCAAGGCGGCCCGCCTGATCGCCGCCGCTCAGGATCACGCCGTGATTGGTTGGGCGATGTGCGTCGCTGCGGGGAGCTGGCGGCCGTTTGGCGACGGCCGCGGCGAATTCTGCCTCAACGGCCTCTGCTACGCGACCAGGCTCGACGAATTCGGGATCCCGATCGTGAACAGCTCGATCCGCTCCGCGATCCACAAGGCGAGGGGGCTCGCCTGATGGCCCGCTTCACGACGATCACGTCTGCCCTCGGGCTGAAGAGCAGACCGCCGACCCGGGCGCAGGTCACCGAGTACGTTCTGACCGAGCGCTCGCGGTCGCGCGCGCTGAGTGACGAGGAGAGCTTTGTGCTGGAAGCGGCGATCGTCGAGCAAGCCGAGCCGCGCTTCGGCAAGAATGGCCGCCGTCATCCTCGCCGGCACTCGGGAGCGTTCGCATGACCGCGCTCGAGCTTGCCACTTTGATCGAGACGCGCCTCGCCGCGATCGAGGCCTCGCAGCCCAGATGGGGAACCAACGGCGAATCCTGGGCCGCATTCCACCAAGCCGGCCGCGATCTCGTGGAGGAGCTCGTTCACGAGCATGGCGCCCGTTACCGCGATGGCGGCACGATCGCGGCGCATCGACTCGCCCTCTCCGGCGTAACCTGCACTTCTACCGGCGGCGCCGTCGCCCTGCTCCGATCCTGGGCCGCCAAGGTGCGGAGGGCCTCGTCATGAGCGCCGACGACAAGCTCCGTGTCAAAGCGGCCGTTGAGCGGTTCGTGGCGGACCCGGCCAACACGCGGGTAGCGCCTGGCGATCTCGCCGCTTTGGTGAAGGCGGAGATCGGGATCAGCTTCGGCGCGACCACGATCGCCCTCTACCTGGCCGGCTTTGGCTGGCACCGACGGCCGCGGCCGCAGGGCCCGGGCATCCACTACGTTCGGCCGGGAAAAGGCGGGGCACGACGCTCGGCCGACGCCCCGCCTTCGAACTCCGAAGCGCCGTTGCCTGACGGCGTGAGCGAGCAAGCCGCCCGATCGAAGCGCGATCCTCGCGGCACCATTCCTACTGGCACCGGAGGTTTCGATATGAAGACGCACATCCCGCTAGATAAGCTGTTCCTCTCTCCGCGCAACGTCCGCAAGTCGAATGGCGAGGTCGACATCCCGGAGCTCGCCGACCTCATCCACAGCAAAGGCCTGCTGCAGAACCTGGTCGTGTCGGTGCGAGACGCCGCGCGCGGCACCTACGAGGTCGTCGCCGGCGGTCGCCGCTGGCGCGCCCTGAAGCTGCTGGTAAAGCAGGGGCGCCTCGCCCGCGATTGGCCGAGCCCGGCGCACGAGATCCCGGCTGAGGACGCGACAGCAGCGAGCCTGGCGGAGAATATCCGCGTGCCGCTCAACCCGGCGGACGAGGTTGTGGCCTACGGCGCCGTGATCGAATCCTATGCCGACGTGGAGCCGACGCTCGCCGCGCAGATCGCGCGTTGCGCGCGGCGCTTCGGGAAGGAGGTCCGCTACATCGAGGAGCGCCTGCGGCTCGCCTACCTGGCCCCCGATATCCTCGAGGCGTTGCGGCTCGACCAGATCTCGCTCGACGCGGCCAAGGCCTACGCCGCCTATCCCGACCAGGAGCTTCAGCAAAAGGTGTTCGTCGGCCAGGAAGCCATGCGGATGCGCGGCGCGAACAAGCACAGCGTGTCGGCGATCAAGGCCGCCCTGGCGGGCAAGATCTACCGCCGCGGCGATCGGCAGGTGCGATACGTCACGGTCGACGCCTATCTCGCCGCCGGCGGCCGCGTCGAGCTCGAGCTGTTCATGGGCCACGCGGACGAGGAGGTCCTGCTCGATACCGCACTGGTCGATCGCCTGGCGCGCGCCAAGGCGGAGCCCGAAGCGCGCCGTCTCGCTGAGGAGGCCGGCTATTTCGCCGGCGGTCTATGGGCTTGGGGCCCGCATGGCGGGTGGCCGAAGACGCCCGCGGGCTACGATCAATCGTACCAGGGCCTCGATCGCCTGACGGACGAGGAGAAGCCGACGGCGATCGCGATCTACTGGATCGCCGAAGACGGCAGCAGGCTCGAGCTGAGCCCCCATTGTTTTCGCAAGCGCCGCGAGCCCAAGGAGCAACGTCTCGCCGGCCTTCAGCCTGAATCGGAAATCGATCGCCTGTCGCGGATCCGGCGGGAGAAGATCGAAGAGCGGGCAATTCACCTCGCGACGCCGGTCTCGGCCTTTGCCGGCACCGCGCTCGAGGAGCGGGTCTTCTGGCCGCCGGACGACGTCTACCACGTCGAGAAGGTCCAGCGAGACGCCGACGGCAACTACGCCGTCGCCCTTCTGATCTTCGTCCCCAAGGAAGACGTCGAAGCCGTCATGGCCAACGCCGAGCGGCTCTTCGACGAGGATGAAGCCGCGGCGATCGCCGCCAAGGCGCAAGCGGCCGCCGGCGATCAGTCGCCGGCGCCGGCTGAGGCGCGGGTCGGGGAGGCGGTGTCATGAACCACGGCCGACTCCTTACCGAGCAGCAGCTCGACGAGATGGCGGAGTTGCGCGAGCTCGGCCGGACCGCGGGCAGCATTCAGCGCCACTTTGAGCGGCAAGGCGTAACCGTCAGTCGCGGCCTGATCGAGTGGCAATGCCTCCGCCTCGGCGCCGATCTCCCGCCTGAGCGCCGCCGGCCGAGCGCCCAGCTCAATCGGCCTTACGAGCGCAACGGCCGATTGGTGCGACCGTTCACGCCGGCGGAGGATCGGCAGCTTCTGGCGCTCGAGGCAGAGGGCAGGCCACTCAATGCCATTGCTCGTCAAATTGGCCGCGGGAACAACAGCGTCCGAGGGCGTCTCATGATCCTGGCGCGGCGCGAGGCGCGCGCCGAGGAGGCCGACGGCCGCGGCGAACCGGCAGTCGCGATGTGTGGCAAGTGCGAACGGGCCGCCTGCGACCAGGTCATCGGCTGCTGCTCGGATTCGTGCTGCCCCTTCGCCCGAAGGCTGGCGGCATGAGGGAGCGCATCGCAAAGGTCATCGACCCTGAGGCTTTCGCCGCCACCGGCGCCGGCGCGGGCCGGATTTACACTGCGGCCGAGCTCGAGCATCGGCGCGCGCTCGCCCTCGATAAGGCCGATCAGATCCTCGTCCTGGATTTCAGCTTCGAGGAGCTGCCGCCGGACCTGCAGGACACGGTTGACGTGCTCGAGGCCGCCGTCATCGCCAGTTGCAGGGGGAAGGCATGAGACGGCCGCCCAAGAAGCAGCCGCGCGCGACCTGGCGCGATCGCCGCGATCGCCTCGCGCGGATCCTCGCGCGCCGGGTGCGGATGCGGGGGGGGGGGCGCCGGCATGGCTAGGCTGCCGCCGACCATAGCTGCCGTTCAAGCCGCCGTCGCCACGGAGTTGGGCGTGTCCCTCGCCGTGATGACGAGCGAGACGCGGGTCTTCGGGCACGCTCATCCGCGACAGGCGGCGATGGCCATGGCCCTGGAGCTGACCGGGCGGTCTTCCGCGGTTGTCGCCGCCCGCTTCGGTGGTCGGGACGACAGCACGATTCGCTATGCCCGCATTATCGTGAAGTCGCGCCGCGCGGCGGACCCCGAGCTCGATCGCCACCTGCGCAGGATCGAGGCGTTTTTCAGCGCCGCGGCGCCGGCGTTGCCGGAGGAGCTCCAGCCTGCCTTCTTCGACGGCCCGCTGTTCGACTTCGCGGGAGCGAGCGCATGACCGCGCTCGCCTATCTCGACGAGCACCGCGGCTATATCGGCTCCAGCGGCAGCGGGAAGAGCACGACCGCGCGCGTCGACGTCGAGCAGCTGCTCCGCGAGCTGCGCCATACCTGCGTGATCGATCTCACCGGCATCTGGTACGGGACCAGGTCGGATCGCGCCGGCACCGGACCGGGCTTCGACATTCCCATCTTCGGCGGCCGCCGCGGTGACGTGCCGATCGGCGCCGGCGACGGCGGGGCAATCGGCAAGATTGTCGGGGACGGTGTCTCGGCGATCGTGGATCTTTCGTCGCTGCGAACTGGCCGTGATCAGCGCCAATTCTTAGCCGATTTCATCGCCAGCATCCGCGCGAAGCCGCCCGGTCACTTCCAGTTGGTCTGCGACGAGGCCGACGAATACATTCCAGAGAAGGGTGGAATAAGGGATAGCGCCCACCAGCAGGTCGCCGAAGACATGATCTGGATCGCCAAGCGGGGCCGATCCGACGGTTACGTCCTTTCGATCATCACCCAGCGCCTTGCCGACGTCGCAAATGCGGCCTTCGGTCAGGTGCAGACGATCTTCGCGCACCAGCTCACCCAGCCCGACGATAAGGCCGCCTTCGGCAAATACATCAAGGGCAAGGGCACTAAGGCGGAATTCACCGAGATCATGAGCGGCTTGGACGCCCTGCAAGTCGGGCAACGCTATCTCTACCGTCCGCGACTTCACATCCTCGAACTCGGCACGACACCTCTCCCGACAACCTTCGATAGCAGCCGCACCCCGGGACCAGGCGAAGCGCGCCGGGAACCGAAGCTGCTCAGCCAGATCGACGTTCGCGCGATCGCCAAGCTACTCGAGAAGCCAAAGATCGAGACGGCGATCGCCGCCTACGAGGCCGGCTCCGAAGTGGGCGAGCTGCTCGCAGCAAAGGCTCTGCGAATTCGCGAGCTCACCGATAAGGTCGGCGACCTCGAGGTCGAACGCGACCAATTGCTGGCGCATGTCCGCGGCGAGTTCCTCGAGCTCGAGCAGTCCCGCGCTCGGCTTGGCATCTATGAGAACCTGATCGTCAACCTCGGGCTCGCGATCGATGATGCGCAGATTGAGATCGGCCGGCAGGCCACCACTGCCGGGCCCACCAAAACCGCCGACGATGAACGGGAGGAAAGCCACTCCTCTGATCCCGTTCTCCCCCACGTCGGCGGGGGGGAGGCGCCGAAGGCTTCGGCCAATAGAAGGCCTCGTAGTGCCTCCCCCGCCCCAAAGCCAAGCGGCGATGATCAGAACCTTCGCCGCGGCCGCAAGGCCCTCCTGCCTCTGGCCAAGATCTATCCGGCTAGGCTCAGCGAAGCGCAGTGGGCGACCCTAGCCGGCTTCTCGAAGACCGGCGGGACTTGGGGCACCTACAAGGGTGCGCTGCGCGTCGCCGGCTACATCGACCAAGACGGCGACAAATGGGGCGCCACGCGAGCCGGTGTGCAGGCCAGCGGGATCGATCCCGAACCGCTGCCGGCGCCCGGGGCGCAGCTCGCCGTCTTTTGGGGGTCTCGCATTCCTGGTGCCCGTCGGATGGTCGACGTCCTGGTCAAGCGCAGCCCCCACTTCACCACGCGTGACGCGCTCGCCGCGGATCTCGGTATGTCGGCCGCCGGCGGCACCTTTGGGACTTATCTCGGCCGTCTACGCACTAACGGGCTCCTCGAGGAGAACGGGAAGAAGGTCCGCCTCTCCGCCGCGATCATGGGGCTAGTCGGATGAGCGGCAATGGCAGGCGCCCGCCACACCCCCGCTGGCCGGCGGAAGACCTAGACACGGTTCGGCAATGGTATCCGCTCGAGGGAGGCGTCGGCGTGGCGAAGCGAATGCCGCACCGGTCGAAAGTGGCAATCACCGCAAAAGCGAACGGCATGGGCCTGCGCGGGCCGAAAAACTGGCGAAACGCCGCCGCCGGCAATTGCTCGGGCGAGCAGCTCGAGCGCGCGATCGAGCTCTACGAGCGCGGCAACATCGCTTGGACGGATATCGGCGCCGCGGCCGGCTGCAGCGCGACGTCGGCGCAAAATGCCGTGCTGATCGCCCTGTGCGAGCGCCGCGGCTTCGCGCCGGCCGAGCGCACCGAGCGCGGATCGATCACGCCGGCGGGCATTGAACGGCTGCGCGAGCTGATGCGTCAGGGAAAAAAGGGGGTCGAGATCCAGCTGGAGGCGGGCGTCACGGCAAGCGTGGCGAGCCGCGAGCGTCGAGCCTACGAGCGCGAGCTCGCGGTCGCCGGTGCTGAGCCCCTGCCGGCGCGCAATGACGGTCAGCCCTATTCCGGCGTCCGCCTGACGACCGAGCATCGCCGCAATGTGGAGAGCCTGCTCTTGCAGGGCTTCGGGATCATCCTGGCAGGACGAAAGTCGGGCGTCGGCCAGCAGAGCGTCCGGATCATCCGCGCCGACCTGGTGCGACGGCTCAAATCGGTCGGCGTCGCTATGCCCGGCTGCGATCTCGACGGGAACCGCCTCGAGACGATTTCAGCTCACCCGCTGAAGAAGAGCGACGAGGAGATCGCCAAGCTGCGCGCGCTGCTGGTCGACCAGCGGTTGCCGGTCAAGGACGCTGCCCCTCTGGCGGGCATGAGCACTGCGGTCGCCTACAAGTATGCGCGTGCGATCGCGGATGTGCTGGCGGCCGACGGGCAAGAAATGCCGAAGCCGATCCGCGCCTCGCCGAAGCGCGCAGCTCGCCCGGCGATCGCGGTCGCGGCGGTACCCCGCCCCGAGCCCAAGCCGGCGCCGGTCGCACCTCCGCGTCCCGCACCGCCAGCGCTGACGCCCTTGGTGGTGGCGAAACCGGCCGAACCTCCGCCCGTGCCTTCGGCGACCGCGAGGCGTGCAACAAACCTGGTGCTGCGCCCTCCCCCGCCGGCGCCGGCGCCCGCAAGGGCTCGCGACCCCCAAGAGAACGAGGTGCTCGTCCGCCACGGCGCGCTGCCGCGGCCGCCCGATCCGCTCGCGAAGCGCGGCACGCGACCGCGGGAAGTGAATGTCCTCGCGTTCTCGGAAGAGTTCCTCGAGCAGCTGCGCAGGGTCGCGGCGGGCCAGGGGATTGTCGAGGTCCGCCCGATCACCAGGCCGGCGCCGGAATTTTCCGGCTGCGGCTCAAGCCTGGCGGGGATCTGATGGCCGGCAACCCTCGATCAGTCCGCTTCAAACCTTCGATCCCAGAATCGATCGTCTTGAAGAAACTAGCTGCCGGCCCTGTTTGGGTCCGCTCCCTAGGGCCTTGGAAAGTTCTTGCCGACCAGCTCGTGACCGCGGGCCTCGTGAAGCGTGTGTCCCCGCAAAACGGTCGCGGCCGAAACATGATGACGCTCACCGACACCGGGAGATCGGTGGTCTATCGCATGGAAGGGCCGATCGAATGTTGAGCTGGCGCGAGGTTTGGGCCCGCGACCATGTCCGCGCCGCCGCGATCGCCGCCGGCGCCGCGCGCCTGCCGCCCGTTGTTCGGATCTGGCTCGAGGCGGAGCGCCGCGGCACCGCTCACCCAAGCGCGCCCGAGGTCTGTCTTCCCGTCATCGTATCCCTGCCGAGGAGCACCAACCTATGAGGTACGCCATGCCCGAGCTCGTGCACGTCGGGACGCTCGGCTTCGCCGCTCAGCTTGCGGCCAACGTGGCCCGCGACCCCAACCGCTTCGATCAGATACCGATCGAGGCGTACAGCGTCGCGAGCGTCATCGCCCGAGAAATCTGCGATGTCGCTGGCCTCCAATACCCGGATATGCGCGGCCGTCCCGAGCTGTCGATCCCACTGTTCGGGCCGTGGAACGCGAGTCAGCGCGTCACGATCCGCCGCCTTCGCCATCTCTACGGGCTGGCATGATGGACGTGAACGTCCTCGATCGTGCGGCGGCGACGCGCGCGCAATATGAACTCGATCGCCTGACCGAGATCGGCCGCGCCCGCGAGCTCACCCCCGCCGAAAGCTATCTCCTGGAGCGGAGCATCTGTGGCTTAGACGGCAAGCGGTATCCCCGCGGCCTCACGAGAGCGCTCGCCCGTCACGGGATCAAGCGAGATATGAGCCGCTACCTGTCGAGGCCGAGCTGCGCCGGCGGGCTCGAGGAGCGGCCATGA